ACATTCGCCTCGTGCCAGCGCCTAATGTGGCTGGCGAGATAGCGCTTGAAGGTTATCGCACCCCACTGGTGCCAATGGTGCTCGATACTGACCGTCCTGAAATTAACCTCATTCATCATGAGTACCTTATTCATTGGGCGCTGCATAAAGGCTTTGGCATTCCAGATTCCGAAGTTTTTGACATGAATAGATCCGCCTTGGCTGAGCAGGAGTTTGCCGATTACTTTGGTCAACGTCCTGATTCAGACTTGCGCAGAATCACAAGAGAAGACGTACCCCATACGGTCAAGCCGTTTTGGGTTTAACTTAATCAAGAGAGGTAGCCCACTATGGCTAATACACTATACGATCCAGCACGAAAGCGTTTTTTAGAAGGTCAAATTAACTGGATGACCGATACCATCAAGGTTTATTTAGTTGATACTGGTGCGTACACGCCGCAAACAACCACGCATGAGTATCTGTCTGATATCTCAAGCTCGGCGCGTATTGCTGGTCCAGTGACACTAACCAGCAAGGCGACCGCTGGCGGTGCTGCTGACGCTGCTGATGTTACATTCACCTCAGTCACAGGCGCGTCTATTGAAGCTATCATTATCTACAAAGATACCAGCTCAGAAGCGACCAGCCCTTTGATTGCTTATATTGATACTGCTACTGGCTTATTGGCGAGCCTTTGCGCAGCGATGCGTACTATCCGTTTGGCTTAACTGACCAATCACACCAAACGGCGGTGATTAACGATAAGGTCACCGAAAACTTAGTGAATTGCTGGGACGTCTCGTTAGGTCATATCACTACAGCGTAATTGGAAACGATAAGCGCGATAGTTTGAAAAGTGTATGAATAGAGAAAATCAGCAGCTATCTGCCTAAGTAATATTGCGAAATATGATATGGCAAGTGTTCAACGACTATCGAAAGGCTGGCAAGTTGCTAGAACCTAGTAGAGTACACTCAAGCGAGTGGAAGCGCTAAGCCCCTACAATGTAGGGTGATGATATAGTCTAATCTATGGCGAGAGTCATAGCAGCCAACAGGCGGTAAGTGAGGTCGCGAGCACTTACGAATAAGAATGATTATCATTACTTGGGATAATGGGACAAATAAAATATTCAAACTTTAGGTTTTCCTATTATATCAAATAAAGGCTATAATGTAATCTTAAATATACATTAACTGGAGCGCGTTATGGCTAACCAATTTATGAAAGAAGTTAGAGGGTCTTGCCGTAAAGGTCTTTTTGAGAATCGAGATATTGAGGGTTTTATACTTAATGTTTCGCAATCACTAGAAGATAGCGGTAAGACTGCTAATTGGCTGGCAAGCCAGCTAGAAATAAAAGGTGATACAGTTCGTAGTTGGCTTAAAGGAGAGAAGCAACCATCGGCTAAGTATCAGCTAATGGTCTGCCAGTTCTTAGAGCTGCCTTATAACGAGCTTGTGCTAACGCCTAATGACGATGGTGATTATCCTGATGGGTATGCCGTTTGCGATACTTGTAAAAAAGGGTTTGTTACCTTTAATAAGAAGTACACCAAAAACTGTTCTCGCGAGTGTTCCAATAAGTCGCAATCTGATAGACAGTTTGGTGAGGACAACCCTAACTATAAAGACGGCAAGAAACTAACTGACCAAGGGTATGTTCAGTTACTAGCAGGCAGAGAGCATCCCATGGCTGGGCGCGGTGGTTATGTGTTAGAGCATAGATACGTCATGAGTGAGTACCTAGGGCGACCACTAAGACGGTGTGAAGTTATCCATCATATCAATGGCAACCGCCAAGACAATCGCATCGAAAACCTTGAGCTATGTGGCAAGCAAGAAAAGACGCAGCCGGTCGGTCAGAGGTATTACGACGTTATCAGCTCAATCATGGATCATAAACTAATATCAAGTATGGATGTCGAAACACGTAAAAAGATATCTATCGCTATACATGAAACTATAGGTATTCCAATAAAAGGGATTAAATAATGACTGACTTAGAAAAACCCAAGCCACGCGCAAAGCAGAAGCCACCGACTCAAACGGCTGGCGTGACTGGTATCGATGGGCATGGCGGCATGGGTGAAGCGCCGAAAGATTACGTGCCAATCGAACCAACGGTCAACTGGTTTAAGCTCGTTGACTTGCCAGCGTTTCAAATGTTTGTAGCTGAGCAGTCAGGCTTAACCTATGGCGTGACTATGAGTAATTGGATTAAAGAAAGACGAGCTGCGCTAAGTGATAGCGTGCTGTACGAGCAGTACGCAAGCTGGCATGAAGCTAAGGGGTATTGGGTAGGCGAAAGTCCGTTAGGCTGTTTAAAATAAGGAGCGATCAATGGCTATATCCATAATACATCAAGGATACGTCAATACCGAGGGCAACCCGTACACAGTAATTGATCTAATGCAGCCTATCGGGAATGATGAAGAGGGGATTGGCTGGTTAAAGTCTATCGATGGCGGTTCATCAACCAATGGTTTGGGCGCTAGTAGCACTGTGAGGGATGGTGCTGTATATATTAATGTTCCAAGCCCATTTAAAAGCACTTCAGGATTGGTTAATAGTACCGCCGCTATGATTTCTGATTTTGGATTTATGATGGGTTCTGATAAATTTAGTGGCGCACTTCAGTATATGGAGATTGAAGCTGGATCGGCAGTTATTAAAGGCGGGTACTCTCGGGTTGCACCACCCACCAAGGGAGCTGTAGGCATAGCCTTAAACCAAAAATCTTTGGATTTATCTTGTTACACAAAAAACATAATGTACGCAAGTGGCTCGTATGTTGAGTCCATCGGTAAAGCTGATGGAGATAACGTAGAAGCTTATGCTTTTTATGCTTTTTTTGACAATAAAGGCGGCTGTCACTTTTTCTTTTCATTAAGGGGTAATGGATCGGTCGCTCAACTCTGTAGTATGCCGCCAAATTCAATAAATGTAAGATTTATAGGCAACCTGGAACCTTTGCGTAAATACTACCTTACAGACGCCGCCGCCAATATAAGCGGCAGTGTGTTTGACTCAGCTGGATTGCCAGCAGCCAACAGAGTGGTATCTGCTTATGATAGACGCACCCTACATCATGTAGGCAACACGATAAGCTTGCCTGACGGCACTTACTCTATGCCTGTAGCTTCTAAAACCGGAAACAGCGTGTTTGTCGTATGTTTGGACGATGACGCGCCACCAGATTTTGAGGCACAAATTATAGATCGCATTAGTATAATCTAGGCTTTGCTATGACTACGAACTACATCAAAAAAGAAAACAAACTAACCATTGTAACGTCAGCCAATCTCTCAAAGGATATTGACTCAACAATGAGTGTTGTTTTTCGTTTTGTAGTCGATAGCGGTGGCCCCGTCGAAAGTAGTCGAGATATTGATTTAAATGGATTTATTTATTCGGTTGTAGGTAGTGATAGCTCTATACGGGTATTGCTAGAAAGCGAGCGTATATACAGAAAACCAAGCCCCGTCCTGCCGATTTATTTTGGTAGCACTATAGGTAGCAACACAAACTCAGATAATGTTAATTTTGTATTTAGTGCTGGTGGCAGCTCAGAAGGCACTGCACAATATATATATCACGGCAGTACCGAGTCACTAACTGTTGGTGTTCCTAGTGTTTGGAACTGGGTTCAAGAGGTAAAATCCGCAGGTTTTAATTTAAACAATATTGGTAATTTATGGGTAAAAAACCAAAGAAGCTTATTACTCCTTAAGGGGTTCAATAGCGAAGCCTGCGGCAAGCCTTCAGTTAGAAACCGCAATCAAACCGCCTACCCATCAGGAACTCTTACTCAGTTAATGGGTATGCCGCTAGTTTACAACCTAACTCAGTACAGAGTGCTGAGAGGTTATGATGCTTCACTTTACGGTATCGCTTATATTCAAGGTGGCGTTAAGTATCTTTATACTGGTGGTGTTGATAGTGCCGAGTACGGCGCTATTAAGCTTGTCAATACAACAGCAAACCAAACGGTAACCCCAGTAGGTATTGATAGCGCAAAAATACCAATACCTGGCGTATCGCCACGTATCATCTACCCTGTTGGAATGTACCAGTTTAAAGCTGGCACGCTCCATATATACGACCCATCAGTAAGACCGGTAGGTGAGGTTCATACCACTTACGGTGTTGCTACTGCTTGGTATCACACGCGACCAATTACGCCAGCTGGCGTGGATAGTTTTGATACTGGTTATCCTAATGTCTTTGACCCAAGCCAAGAAGTACAAACACCATCGATTATAACGTCTGCTATCTTTGGTGATACTGCAATCAGGAATGAGCGACGGTTTGTTCAGACAAGCTCTATTTTTGATGGAGTGGTTGAGCAATGGGCGGTAGTCACTAACACCAATCGCTATTACGCGCCAGCTGGCATTGACTCTCAGCTATACGGCGATACCGACATACGCAATAAAACCCCATCGGTTTTTGTTGATGGTATACCTCAGACAGAAATAGGTTATGCAGCGGTAGGTTATGCCATAAGAACGGTAGCGCCTAGTGGTTTTGATAGGCTGCTACTTGGCAGACCCCTATTAACCAAGTCACCTGAGCTTGCACCTAAGTCTTTTAACACCTCAATAGTATCAAACCTATTCATATCACACAGAATACGCGCCGTCAGACCAGTAAGTTTTATAGCTACGCTATTCGGCAGTCATGTGGCATGGTATCGCTATCGCTATGTCAGCCCTATGTCTTGGCTATCAAGTAAGTTTGGCACAGCACACTTAACGCATGGCGTCCGTGAGGTTATCGCGCAAGGCTTTGTACGCGAGGTACATGGCATACTATGGATAAGTCAAGGCACACGCCACATTGAGCCTATCGGTATCAATAAGATTTACCCTACTTTGCAAATGGTTGGTGGTTCGCGTGAGGTTAAGCTCGCGGGGTTTATAGCGACTGAGTTTGGCACACGCATTATCCCTGAGAATATCTACGCTTACCCACAAGGTTTTGCTGGCACGTTTGGGCTTTCAGCTGTCAGACTTAACACCCAACACCTAAGACCGCTTGGCTTTATCAGTGTAGGACAGCAGCCAGCAGACAGGTGGGGTTATGCAAAGACGTATAATTTATCTCAGTACATCATTCAGGTGCAAAACTTTGATAGAAACAATGGTTTAATACCGCCAGCGTGGTCAGAATGGACGCTGATAGAGAACAGAGATAAGCAGCTCAACGCCACTGGACTTGGTTCGTTAAGGTTTGGTTACAGCAAAATAGATAACAATGCAGCGCCACTATTGCCGCTTGGCATAGCGCCGCCAGTCAGCACGAGATACGATGTTAGCCTTATTGCTCATGGTGTGCGTTATATCAAGCCGGACGGACTGGACGCGCCAGCAGTCAGTAGTTGGCTTGCAATATATAACGACGCAAGAGTAGTTGCAGCGCAAGGTTTTAATGACACTGGGTTAGGGTTGGCAGCCGTTAAAAATACTAGGCGCTACTATAGCGGCGTCGGTCGGTTTGAGTCGTCAGAGTATGGTGAACCAATGATAAGCCATGCTATTAGGAATATATCATTAGAGCCGCGCTACGCAATCATGCCGCCACAGATAAACCTACCAGTGATTGACGTTTGGACCAAGTACGCAACATTTAGGGGTTTTGAAACCGCTGCTTATGGCACACCGTCGCTAGATATACGATTTAATATCATTGCGCCTAAATGGGTTTATCGTTACAACATGGGCGATCCGTATATTAAAAACCTCACGCCTGAGCTTGGCTTGTATGGCCATGATAGTAATGAGTTTGGCGTATCAAGCGTGCGTACTCAGTGGCGCAAGGTGTATGCTGATGGTGATACCTTAACGCTATTCGGCCTTGCTAAGATTGCAGATACTAAGCAGTTTATAGGGCTTCGCGGCTGGCAAGATATGGTAGCTTCTCAAAAGCATACGGTTATCAAGACTGGCGCGCCGCCATACAGTGAGCAAAAAATATCGCTTGATGGTGGTTATGATTTTGAAAAAGATGAAGCGATCACTGGTTATGGTATTTCGTCTGACAAAACATTTTATCCTGATCGTATCCCTAAGCCCGGTATTAACCAAAATGTCATCTATGCAGAGGGTTATGAAGCCACCTTGTTTGGCGGTGGTAGGGTATGGTCAAACAATATTCAGATATTATCGGGCATAGCCATACATAACATATCGTCAGGCCATGCGGTATACAACAAGACAAGAGAAGTTATACTTGAAGAGGCAGACGCGATAAAATCTCAGATAGAGGTTGGTAGTCCGCGATTGTCGCCTTGGACGATATACGCGGTAAACAACGCACCAGAGCAAGCGATAGTAAACCACCCTAGCGATAGGTTGCATTACGTCAACTCTGATAGCGGAAGGAAGTCTACAGGAATTATAGTAGGATATCCTAAAGTCGAGAGTACCATAAGAACGGTTAGCCCTCGCTGGTCAATGCCGCGCAGAGATAGTAATCATCGCGTGGACTTGGTACGCAGAGTGATTAAGCCGCCCTCGTTTGGCGCGAGAAAATTCGGCATACCCTCTATACCGTTTACTGACCAAGTAGTACAGGTGTTTGAAGTTAATGATGGTTTGTCATCATTGTTTGGTAAACCCGATATTATTACTGTTGACAAGGGTGATAAACACATAGGCGGCAGAGGGTTTAACGCGCTTGGCATGGGGTATGCTGAGGTACAGCTATACACAAGAGAACTTCTAGCTAAAGGTAAGGACTCATTGGCTATGGGTGAACGAAAGCAGAATGATAAGCCTTATATGTGGCAGGGCTTACGTGTTGGCGCTCATGTGCCACTGGTTATCGGTGGCGATGATATGTCAGCCTTTGGCGAGGGCATGGTATCACTACGCATACGAGGGATAGAGTTAGAAGGCTGGGAATCGTTTATAAGCGAATACGACACAGCTAACTTTAACAAAAGAATGAAAGTATCTCATGCAAGACAGCCTGATATGCAATCGCAGCGCGTGAGTATCGATGGATTTATTGCAGCAGACTACGGCAATGCAGACTTTAAATTTGGGCAGTATTTTATCAAACCTGATGGTAACTCAAATCAATTTAGAAAAGGAGGCTATCATGCCTAGTCAAAGTTTTATGCCGTGTTTCGGTATTGATAACACAAGCGAAGATGCTGCTATGGTACAAGGCGGCCGCGAGCCTTTTGTTTATGTGCGTGACGCAAACAATGTCAATGTCACGCCAGCTGGCAAGATAGATATGATTGCTAGTGGCGGTAAGGTAACGTCCGCTAAGTATAAGGGCTTGTGGCAAAGCCCATTGCATAAAGACGTGTTTGGGTTATATGTCAATGATTGGGTAAAGGTAAGGGTAGATGGCAATAGCTGGTCACACGAGGTATTAGCAACTATTGGCGATGGTGATATATGCCATGCTGTACTGAATAACTTGGTAGTAATGGCTGGCAAGCATGGCATTTACAATTATGATGGTCAAACGTGCCAGCGATTAACCATAGACACACCGCCAACACCTTTCGCGGCAAGCGCTATTGCAGACTACACAAAGACTAGAAGTGTTGCTATCTCGTGGTTGCGCGGCAGTATGGAGTCGAGTTTATCAGACTATACAACAATAGGTGAAGTCGGCCAGGTGGCGCTGCCTATGGTGACAGACCCTACCGTAACAGGTATAAATATCTACGCTACCAATGTTGGTGGTACTGATATGCAGTTAGCTGGCACTGTCAATCGTGGCGCTACCAGTTTCGTTATTACCGAGGGCCATACGCTAGGCATGGCGGTGCAGTTCGCCCATCTATCGCCTATGCCTACGGGTAAATACTTATGCTACTGGCGTGGTCGCTTAATCACGGCAACTGCAAACGTCATCCGCTTTTCTGAGCCACTGGCTTATCATCTTCACGATGAACGCCACGGCTTTATTCAGACTAGCCAGCGCGTCACCTTTATACAGCCGGTCGAGAGCGGCTTATGGGTTGGTCAGTCGGACCATGTGATATTTATTCAAGGCACGCAGCCGGACGATATGACCATCTCTATTAAGAGCGCTCAAGCGCCAGTTCCAAACAGCGCGATACAGATACCAAGCAATGATATTGGTGAGGTAGCAGAGGGCGGTAGCTTAGTAACCGTATGGCTGGCAAGCAATGGTTATGTCGCTGGTAGTAGCGCTGGACAGATTGTTGAGTATCAAGCTGGACGCATTAGTAATATCAGCGCGCAGTCCGGCACTACTGTAAGGTTCGACCGCAGGCTTGTCACAGCGGTAAACTAATCACGGTTAACCAAATTGTCAAAGGAGACAAAACCGTGAAATCACAAAAATCATTAAACCCCTTCTTAGTGAGCGCATTACTAGCAGCGGTAAGCGCCAAAGACTACACAAATAACGAAGACGGCAGTATTACCACCGGACAAGGTATTACTGCTAAAGGTGAATACTATGACCGCATCAATGGCGGTGAGTGGACACGCACCGAAAACCTTATCCCAACTGAGGGCCTTGCGCACATTCTCAACGTCGCGCTTGGCACCACGCCAAAACCTGCCAGCTATCATTTAGCGCTATTCTCAGCCGCAGCACAGCCAGCCGCGAACTGGACCGCCGCAAGCTTTGCCAGCACCGCCAGTGAAATCGTCAGTATGACTGAGGGTTATAGCTCAGCGACACGCCCAACGTGGACGCCTGCCAATACCGCTACCAATTCGATTGACAACATGGCTGCCGTCGCAAAAGTCACTATGAAGACTGCCAGTAGCTTGACCGTACAAGGCGCGGCAATGCTGACTAATAGCAGTAAGGGCAGTACGGCTGGCGCGCTCATTAGTGCCAGTAAGTACGCCGCACCTCGCGTCTTTCAAGATGGTGATACCTACGAGATTGGCTATCGTATCAGCCTGACGGTATAGGTGAGTTATGCACCAGCCGCGCCCTTATGGACTGCACGTTATTGGTCAAGCGCTAACCAATAAGGATAGCGCCTTTATTGATAATGCTGCAAAAAAAATAACCAACTTAAAAGAGCTGTCAGGACTTGACGGCTTAAAGCTGGTTTATGACCTACCTGATGGCGGCGCAGTGCTGGTGATTGATATGGGCGGTAACTTTAGGGTTATTGCCCACAAACCTCTTGATGAAGATCGTGTTGATTTCGATGGTATCGCAAGGCTTTATATCCCCATGCTTTTCTCTGGTGCGATTTCAGGATCAGCACTTCTCAAACCAAACCAAGGTCTGCCACTAAAACTAAGCAAGCAAACTCAGCGCAGACTTAATGGTTATGATGGCACTAGCGCTCCTAGTAATGTAGAGCTTATGCGCTTCGTTTGTGAATACGGACGTATGTTTCAGGAGTTTGTGCCACAAAACAAAATTAATGGCTTGGTTTATACACAGTACATACAGCAGCGACCGACATGGTACTCAGGCGCGATGTCTGAGGTTATGCAAATTGTCGGCGGATATGGCAAGCAACAGCTTAACGAATTACCGGACAATCCTATAGAAAGAGCTGTTATGAAAATACCACCTCGCTATCAGGCGCGCATTGAAGGCGAACTCGGTATTGTGAGGCTGCCTTGCTATAGAGGTTTGCCGCATGAAAGCGGTAGTTTTCAGTGCGACTACAAATACCTTAATACTAACCTAGTTGGGTTTGATGATAGCAATGAGCCTTGGTTGCTTCAAGTCGGCGCAAGCGGTGTTTGGGCTATGCCGCTACCCATTATTCCAGCCACTAAAACTCAAGCGTTTTACGATTACATTCATGAGGTTGGTGATACTGAAATATTGGCGATATTAAATAGATTTGGAGCCATGCCAAGCGGTGAGTCCTTTCCGTCATCGCCATTGGATTTTGAGGCGTGGCGCAGGGCTGGTGTGATAATAAAGGTATGTGATACAAAAGATTTTTATGAGCACATGGCCTACTCAACAGCAATGGGATGGTCGATGAATGATGCAGGGAATGAGGCTGTAAACACATGCCATAACATAGATGAAGATGCTGCGCTGGTTTATGGAATGACATACAAGCTAAGACTGCGTTTAGGTCAAGCTAAAAACAGAGGTTGGTCAATACCGACAAAGTCAGAAGTTATCAGTACGAGGCAGTTTACCAATAAGTATTTACAAGGACTTTACTCACTTATAGTTGAAAACAGCGCAGTAAACCTTGCTATCAAGTACAAGATAAGTCGTAGTAGCGCTTACGATATAGCTGTTAGGGCAAGAGGTATTGTCGGCGATGTGACGAAGACTGAGTTTTTATACTGGCATAATCTTGAGTTAGAGCCTATTGCCAAGCACGAAGGCAATGTAAGTCAGATAGATAAAGGGTATTTGTTTGAGGGTCGTAATATAAAAGTGCCGGAACCCTATATCGGCGGTTGCGCCTCTTTGCAATTACTGCCGCTGCGAGGTAATTTTGGCATACCTAAAACCGATACAGTTATTCTTGCTTACTATATAGGTGATAACTTAAAGGTAGTTAGGTCGTTTTCTGACAGTAGGCCGCATGAGAATAAAACAGAAGGTAATTTTGAAAAAAATATGATTGTTGGTGAATGGTGGGAGAAAGAGTATTTAGGAGCGCCTTATGTGCAAGGCGCTCTATACACCAGTGACATCGATGATCGCAGATTAGTTGCGCCTACCGAGATATACAAAGAAGTAAAAGGTATTGACTTGGGTTTCGGTCAGCCAAACTTTAACTTCACCTTTTACTTTTGGATATTTGGCACGTTCACGCGATACCGATGGTACACAACGGAAACCAAAACCAAAACCTTATACAGTCCATCGGTGAGTATTGCTGTCACTATGCCTTACTATTGTAGGAACGCCCTGCTTTACGCGAAAACAGATAAAAACGCAATGACGAGAGAGGCGCATAGCTTAGTGCGTAGTTCTATTCAAGACCCTTACTACTACGAATTTTGGACATATCACTCATCATGGGCGTCATCCGGAACCTTAGAAGTTATGAATGGATCACCATTTCCTGTAGATGGTCGCCCTGTCTATGCTGAAATACAACACTACGCCCCTAATGATGTTTCGGACTTTGCTGACGATGGGCCTTGGTTGCCAGCGCTTCCTTACGATATAACTAGCCTGATGTATAAGTACAATACCGTTATATGGGCAAAAGATGGCATACCACCACCACCTCCAGCAAACACTTTTAATATATCAAAAGATAGTCAGTCTGATATCAGCTACGAGTTAAAGTGCAGCATATATAGCAACCCTGACTTTATCTCAAATAAATCTCATGATTCTCATTATTACTTACTGTCGCCCGATACGAACAACAATGTGTTTTATCGAGACGCTACTAAGGTGGTGTTTGGTAGTAATCGCTACGCCAATGTATCTGAAGTCACTGAGACAGGAAATCGCAAACAATGGGGCGAGTCGTCACTTGTGGATAATAAGTCAGCCCATCATTTTATCGGAGTAATAAATGAGTAACTATCGAGATGATAATCAAGATACCGCCATTGCCAGTAGCAAAACTTTTGGCGGTTTGAGTGCGGTGGTTGATGAAGTGCTACGCATGTCGGACGCCTTGCTATTTGGTATCGCTATCATTCTATCTAGCAGCGCACTTGCCAGCGACGAGGTGATAGATAGCAGCATACAAGTGTTGCAGGACAGCGCTTTAATATCCGACCAAGTAATAGACACTAAATCGTCAATCCAACTACACACCGATAGCGCCAAAGCAAACGAGCAATATCAGTATGGTTTGCTGGCGGTGCAATATGATAGCGCTATAGCAAGTGATGAGCTGCTAATCGGAAGCACGCGCTCAATCACGACTGACAGCGCCAAAGTATCTGATAGCACGACCAGCCAGCGTATTGTCAGCCACTTAGTCGCTGACAGCGCGCGCGCCAAAGATGGTATTACAGCGATTGAGCGTGACTTAATTATTGATAGACTGGTTGTTGCTGATAGCACCACCGATAAGCTGCAAGCGGTACAATTAATCAATGACAGCACTGGCGCGACCGATAGCGCTACTGGTAGTATCGCAACCCTTGTTACAGACAGCGCCTTTGCTTATGGGCAGCCATTCACTCAGCGCAATGTCACAAGTTTTGTGACAGACAGAGCGCCTACTGGTGACAGCCTGCTATTCAATCGCGCTGATATTATCATCGATGATGTGGTTATTAGCGACACGACTACTGGCAAGTTTGGCGCGGCTGGCACGTTGATTGATACGGCAGTCATAAGCGATACCGTACTTGATAGTATTATTCAAAACGCTATCATCATGGACAGCATTGCTATCACTGACGAGGTGATTGATAGGCTTAATGCCACGGTAGTCATTATCGATGTCGCAGTGATTGAGGATAACGTGCTCAGTAGTGGCGGCGCACAAGGTCAGGCATGGACGGCTAACGTCGATAGCTGGGCGATGAGCCGCTACAATCCTTACAATTATAATCGCCTAGTGGTTATCAATGGTGTGCTATACGGTGAAGCCGACGACGGTGTCTATCGCCTTGACCAAGAAGTAAATGCGGTAACGGCCATCGTTAAGACTGGCAAGATGGATTTAGGGCGCGGTCAACTCACACACCCAGCAAGCGCCTATCTTGAGTATGAGCTAAACGGCGGTGCCAGTATGACGGTACACAGCACCCAAAAGGGTATCGAGCAGCAATACACTTATATGTTGCCAAGCGAAGTCGCTGGCGAGCTGACCAATGGCCGTTTTATCTTTGGTCGCGGTCTGCGTGGCCGTCACTTTGCTTTTGAATTAATCATGATCGGTACGCATGGGCATATCAATGACCTGACTATCGAGCACTTACCAACCAGTCGGAGAGTATAAGATGGCCTTAACCATTAGAGGTGCGATAGCAGATAACATGCTATACCGAGCCACGGACACCGTGGTTGAAAAGATAAAAGATTTGGATAGCTTATCAAGACGCTACAACAATGAGTTATCCACAGCCCTAAGTGACATTGGCGATATCACGATTGCCGATATACCAGCGCCGATTAGACCGCAAGTGCCAGAGGCAGTAGTGCCAACGTATGATATCGGTGCGTTCCCAACCTTTGACCCTGCCAGCCTAACCATTCCTGCCATGCCTAACATGATGGATATCGATAGGTTTTTAAGCAATCTTGATGTGTCGGACTTAGGCCCCGAACCCGAAGCACCAGCTGAGATATCTATCACACCGCCACAAGCACCCGAGCTTGAACGGGTAGACTTGCCAGCACGTCCGGACATTGTGACCACGGTTGCCTTCCCTGATGCGCCGACTATCGACCCGATTGTCATGCCTGAGCGCAATCAAACGACAATCACCATCGATATCCCTAACTTGCCAACGATTGATGCGGTCGCAGCGCCCGATAGACCGGACGTTGATTTAAGCGTCAATATGCCAGCCGCGCCAACGCTTACTGAGCACGACGCACCCAATGAGCCGGACTTTGATGCCAGTGTCACACTACCAACACTTGACGCTATCGATAAGCTGAACGCGCCCGAGCGTCCTGACGTTGATTTTGATATTACTATTCCTGATATGCAAGATCTAGTGCTGGCAGAGCTTGAAGAATTAGAAAAGTTAGAGGTGCCTGATTTTGAGATGCCCGAATCAGATTTTGACGCATCAGAACACCCATACACCGAGTTAGATATCAACCTTTATCACGAGGAAAATCCTAATTGGGATAAGTGGTGGGAAGAACCCGATAAGTACGAGTCAGAAGTGTTTGATGCGCTAATAAAGAAATCAAAGGACATGCTGGCTAAGCCTGAAAACTTTGGACTGCCCGAGCCAGTGGTACGCGCTTTGTTTGATAAGCCACGCGAGCGTATCAGTCAAGAGGTCGAGCGCACTGTGCAAGAGGCGCACAACACCTTTGCGGCTCGCGGTTTTAGTATGCCAAGCGGTATGCTTGCCAAGCAAGTGAATGTTGCAAGGCAAGAGGGGCAGTTGCGAGTCGCTGATTTAAACCGCGATGTTTTTGTTGAAGCCAGTAAGATGCAGATTGACGCTTTGCGCTTTGCCGTACAGCAAGGCATGGCGCTTGAGCAGCGCACTTACGATAGGCATAAGGAGCTGGTCGAGCGCTTGTTTGAGGTGGCTAAATATAACGTGGAAGCCAGTTTTAGGGTTTATGAATATCAGTATACTTTGTTTGAGTTGCAAAGCGCTGGCTTCAAATCGATGGTTGAAGCTTATAAGGAAAAATTAAGCCAGTTTATTGACAGCGGTAAGTTTGAGCTAGAAGTATTAGCAGCCAAAGGTCAGATAAGCCAGCAGATGCTTGAGCACTATCGCACTAAAATAGCGGTGGTGAGTGCTGAGGTTGAGATATTTAAAACCAAGATGCAGGCCGTACAACTACGTACCGATGTGATTAAAACTAAGTTTGATGCTTATAAAACAGACATGCAAGCTTACGCAGAGCAATTAGGCGCTGAGCGTATCAAGCTAGAAGTATATGACACTGAAATGCGCGGCGTCGAAGCTAAAGTAGGGATCGCTCAGACGCAAGCAGATATATATGCCAAGCGCATACAAGCCTATGGCGGTAAGCTTGATGGCGAACGCTTAAAGCTTGAGCTGTATAAAGCCAGTATCGATGGTGAACAAGCCAAGCTGGGAGTGGCGCAGACGCAAGCACAGATATACGGTACTGATATTCAAGCTTACACGGCCAAACTTGGTGGCGAAAAGGTCAAGCTTGAGATGCACGAGGCGGCACTACGAGGTGAGGCTATCAAGGCTGGCATCATGCAGACCGAAGCTGGTATCTATGAAACCGATGTACGGGCAGCATTGGCACAATCAGAGTCCGGTAAGCTCATGCTTGCTAGCTTTGAGGCGCAGATTAAAGCCAAGCAAGCAGAACTTGGTATCGGTGAAACGCAGGCGAGAATATACAGCAGTGATATCGATGCGTACAAAGCCCAGAACGACGCGCAGAAGGTTAAGTTTGATGCCTTTGATAGTCAGGTGAAAGCGGAAACAGCCAAGGCTGAAATCTATGACAGCACCGTAAGAGCGTTTGCCAGTCGTGTTCAAAGCTATGCTTCAAAAAGTGATGTTAAGGTTAAGCAGGCGCAGATTAATATCGATGCTGCACGCGCTTATGTGACGACCTACTTGGCTGATGTTGACGGCTTTAAGGCGGAGCTACAAGCTGGGCTTAGTGAGGTCCAATACAATACGCAAGTATTTACCGCACAAGTCGATGGCTGGCGCGCACAAGTGGCTGCCAATACTGCCGACAGTGAGATGCAGTCTCGTTATGCAGATATGAATACGCGCACCAATCTGGCTTATGCTGAGATGCAGATGAGCGAGTACAATGCCAAGGTTAGTCAGGGGCAGGAGCAAGCGCGTATCGCACTAGAGGCTGCTAAGGCGGCTGGTCAATATACCGCGCAATTAGCAGCAGGAGCAATGAGTGCCGCGCATGTGTCAGCGAGCATCGGAGCAACTGGTAGTGCCAGCTTAGGGTCTACAGATAGTGAGAGCGAGTCGACGAATTATAATTTTAATTAACCTGCCAGCCTGATGTAAAAAACCCGCTAAATAATTGGCGGGTTTTTTTTATTTATTAAGAAACGCATAGTTTATGAATATTAAAATAGCGATAAAAACCACTATGTTAGCTAAGCCTTCGCTAATCAAGGTGGTGAATTTATATATCCACGCTACAAACACAAAGTACCAAAAACCAAAGCCTAAGATAATCCCCCATCTCATTGCTTGCTCGGCTCATTTCTATCAGTTGCAAATTTTTTAATTAGCACAAACTCAAATATCAGTGCTACACCTAGCGTCATCAACAATATAGCTATTCCTTCTATCTGGTAATTACCTATAAACCACAGATTAAACAAAATAATCATACCGCCAATAATTCGAAGCTGTTTCTTAGTCACGACACACCCCTATAAGGTTAAGAGAAACCCAGTATATCCATCATACTCATCTAAAGTCTAATTGAATTATAGGTGATGGTTATGGCATTTGGAGCAATGGGTGGCGCAGGTGGCTCTTGGGATGATGAAGAGAAAAAGAAAAGAGAGCGATTGCGTAACACGAATAGCGTTCTAGGTATCAGCGGTATTGGTCAGATGGCTAACGAAGCGGCTGCGCGTAACAAAGCCTCACAAGAAATTAGAACGCCTTATAGCTCTACAGCAGAATCGCGTGCCAGCAATGCAGCGCTTCTAAATAAAATAGGTGTCAACCCAACCAACCCATACGTGAAGGGCGCGCCTAAACCCGAACCAGCTAATAACTATCCATCTGTTTATGCTGGCAAGCAACAATCAATACCAGAGGAAGTCATACTCGGCACCTATGTCGAGCAGCCACAGCAGACCACACCGCCGCGCATCGGCTTTAATCCCGTAAATAATCCGCAAGCTATTAAAAATAATGGCTCAGGCTTCCGTATGCCAAACGCGCCGCGCCGGACTATGGCTGAACAACAAGAGCGTCAAGCCTTGCTACGTGATGCTAGTACCGCACATAAGGGCGCGCAGAATGGACAACTTACCGCCAGTCAGATGCAGTTACGAGCTGGCATTATTGGCGCTGATGATAAGTATAAAAACGATCAGTACGGCGCACAGCTCGGCGCTGCAAGTCAGATGGCGCAAGCGCAAATGTCGCAAGATGGTGCCAATCAACGTGCCGTCTTAGGTGAAGCTGGCACCAATACTCGCTTAAACTCGCAGCTTGGTTTCGATGCTAGCAAGTTTCAGCAGACAGCCGCCGCAGAACAGCAGAGATCTGGACTTGATGCTCGCCGCTTAGATATGGAGCAGGCGAATAATGACGTGGCGAATTTTGCACCGAAGCAGCTTAACGCCTTGTATGAGAAATTCGATGCCGCACAAAGCGACGAAGATAGAAGCGCAATCGCTAAGCAAATTCAGGCGCTAAAAGGAACAGCCGATAAGAAAAGCAAACCTATTGTTATTACTCAAACAGGTGAATCGCCGTTACCAGGCGACTTGGGCGGCGTTAAGAAAAACCCGTCTATTATTTACGACCCTGATAGCAATGAGTTTATCGACCTACCGAAAAAGGAAATCAACTTCTCTGATCCCGAAGTCCTTGCCATCGTAGGCAATCGAGATTTAAGTGATGAAGAAATGCAAGCCCAGATTGCCGCCCTATACAGTTAAGGTAAATACCAATGAGTGATTATAAAGACGACAAAGACCCAGGATTGGAAGCGGCTCGCCAGCGCAGCCAACAGATAGCTCAATTCATTAAAGAGAATCGCGCCGCACCAAACAAAGGGATTGGTGGGCATGTACGCGACCTAGGATTAACTGCATTATCTGGCGCGGTATCTGTTCCTGAATTGGCTGTTGGTTTGGCTGACATTCCAACTGGCGGGCGCGTTGGTAAGTTTTTAGAAAATGAAAATGGCGCGTTTGGTTTTCGCCCGGGCGAGGCGAAGGCGGCAATCGCTGGCGCTAAAACAAAACGCTCGCAAGAACAGTTGCAAGAATTTACTGATACCGAAGGCTTTGGCAGCAAGGTCGGCTATGCTTTAGATAACCCTTCACTAATTACCAATACTGTAGTGGAATCCTTGCCGTCTA